CGCCTCCTCATGGAGCTACAGCTGCAGCAGGTTCACCAAATGTAAATGTAAATGGTAAACCCATACATCGAGTTGGAGATGCTATTTCATGCGGAAGTTCTGGCGCAAATGGTGCTGGAAGTGTAAACGTCAATTAAACAGATATAAATAATAGCATGAGTACACAAATTTTATCAGATAAAAACGTAGAGGTTGCATCTGCAAAAGTAGTTGCACGCGCTAAGCCATACACAGATTTAGACTTAAAGTTTAAGCCACATCCAAATTTTGGAGATGTTGTTCCAACTAAGGACCTTGTGGCAATTAAAAATTCTGTAAAAAATATTGTACTTACGGGCTATGGCGAAAGACCATTCCAACCTACTTTTGGAAGTCGTGTCACTCAATTTATGTTTGAGAATCCTGATCCAATTACTATATCATTAATTAAAGACGAAATTATAAATGCAATTAAAAGATTTGAGCCAAGGGTTGCTGTACAACGCGTTGATGTAGAAGATAGATCTGATAATAATGCTATATTTGTTTCTATTTCAGTATTAGTATTATCAAGACAAGAAATCGTTGACGTTGAATTATTTTTAGAGAGAACAAGATAAATGGCTACAAAAATTAAAAATGTCACGGAGCTGGATTTTGATCAGATTAAAACAAATCTGAAAGCTTATCTAAGTTCTCAAGAAAAGTTTAATGACTACGACTTTGATGGTGCAGGCCTCAATGTTCTTTTAGATGTTTTGTCATATAATACTCAATATAACGCTTTACTATCTCATATGGTGGCAAATGAAGCATATTTAGATACTGCACAAATTCGTTCTAACGTAGTATCAAGAGCAAAAGACCTTGGATATATTCCACAATCTAATGTTGCTGCGACAGCTCTTTTGAAAGTAACTGTAACCGGTGATGCAGACTCTGCAGCTACATTACAAATCACAAAAGGGACTACATTTTCTGGCCAAATTGGTTCAGAGCAAAAAGACTTTGTTACTAATAAATCTTATATTGCAACAAAAAATAGCTCAAATCAATACGTATTTGATAACGTAACTATTCACGAGGGAAGATTGAATACCTTATCTTATCGTGTAGATAATCGTATTGAAAGACAAAAATTTAAAATCGACGATTCAAAGATCGATACTTCTACAATGTTAGTTCGTTCACGCGAATCTCTGACTTCATCTGATTATAGAACTTTTACTAAGTACACAAACCTTCTTGATGTTACTTCAGACACAAGAGTATATTTCTTACAAGAAAATTTTGAAGGTAAATACGAATTTTATTTTGGTGACAATATTCTAGGTTTGAAACCAGATACTGGAGAAATTGTAGAATTAACTTATATTTCTACAAATGGTGTTGATGGTAATGGTGCTAAAACATTTACTATTAATGGTTCAATTGGAGGCTTTACTTCAATCTTAGTAGAACGTGCTACTGGCTTTGATAAAACAGTAAATGGTACTAATAGAGAATCTATTGAATCAATTAAGTTTAATGCTCCAAAACTATTTGCTGCGCAAAACAGAGCCGTTACATCTGAAGATTATAAAACTATTTTGAATGCTAATTATGATTTTATTCAAGATATTTCAGTTTGGGGTGGAGAAGTAAATGACCCACCTCTTTATGGTAAAGTGTTTATTTCTATTAAACCAGTAGATGCAGATTTCTTAACTGATGCTACTAAAGACGGTATTAGTAGTTTCTTAGCAAATAAAAACGTTGGATCGGTTACAGTAGAAATTGAAGATCCAGATTATACTTATATTACTGGCACTGTATTATTTAAATACGATCCAAACAATACTGATAGAACTCAGGCTCAATTAGAAGCTTCGGTAAGAGATGCTATTACATCTTATAATTCTACTAAGCTTGGAAAGTTTGACGGAGTTCTTCGTTATTCAGAATTGCTAAGAGTTATTGACAATGTTGATGATGGAATTCTAAACTCTTTTGCCAGATTGGAAATGCATAAACATGTTACACCAGTTACAAATGTAGCTTCAAACTATACTGTAAAATTTTCTGCGCCAATCTATATTACTGAAGAAGATGAAGCAACATTAAGATCAAATACATTTACAGTGAATCAAACTGAAGTAACTTTGTCAGATATTCCAGTTGGTGACGGTACAAACAATCGTACAGTTCAATTATTAAGTGCTGCTACTGGCGATGTTGTTTCTGCAAATGTTGGTACATTATATCCAGAAAAAGGTTTATTAGAAATTACAAATATTAATGTGACTTCAACTGATACTATTTTTATATATTGTAACCCAGATTCTTATGACATTGCTCCAAAATTCAATCAACTTGTATCATTAGAATTAGATGAAACACCTGGTATTACAATTACTGGTGAACAAGATACAATTGCTATCTTAGGTTCTTCTGGTGCAGCAAATTATACAACATTTAGTAAGCACGACTAATGCATAGAGATAATATAGAATCAAGTAGAGTAGAAGGATTAATTCCTCAGCAGTTAGTAAACGATGCTGGGCCATTAATCGAATTCTTAAAAGAATACTACAAATACTTAAACCAGAGTAACAACCCTTCTGGTGTTATCAATGCTATGCTTGATAATCGTGATTTAGATCACGCTGTTGATTCTTTCATAGATCTAATTCGAAAAGAAATTGGTGAAGGTCTTGTAAAAGGAATTGTCACTGATAAAGTAAATCTTTATAAAAATGTTACTGATTTCTATCAAGCTAAAGGTTCTTTAGATTCTTTTAAATTACTATTTAGATTTTTATTTAATGTTGAAATCGATATTCGTCTTCCAAAGGAACAAATTCTTATTGCTTCTGATGGTAGATGGTCTCAGCAAAATTCAATCTTTATTAATGTTACAGAAGGTGAAGCCTTTGATCTTTCTGGTAAAACATTAATAGTAACTTCTGGTGGTTCCAATATTGTAGTTGAAGTTGACCGAGTTAAAAAAATTGGTCAAACCTCAAATTATGAAATGGTTATTACTAAAAAGACTCAAACCGCAACAATTGCTGCTGGAACTGAAGTTACTCTAAATGGCGTAGAATTTACAGTAGTTAATTCTCTTAATACAGCAACTCTTGTTCATGGTGGTTCAGGATTTGAAGTTGGCCAAATTTTTGATATTGATGATGGCACAGTTGATGGAACAAGAGCAAAGGTTGCAACTGTAGATTCAAGCGGTGCTATTACAAAATTAGATCTTTTACAATTTGGTGTTGGATATGCAGCAAACTTTACTGCACGATTAGTTCCACAATCAGAACTAAATCCTGGAGATCAAGATGTAATTGTTACAACAACTCCAGACGATGACGAAACAAATCATCCTACCCATGCTATTTTTACATTTAGTAATTCAACACTAGCACAATATGCTGGTTCTTATATTACTAATAAAGGTTTCTTATCAGACGATATTTATCTACAAGATAACTATTTCTATCAACAATACTCTTATGTGATTAAATCTGGTGAACAGTTTAATAAGTATGATAATGTTGTTAAGAAAACAGTGCATCCAGCTGGTATGCTTATGTTTGGTGAGTTTGAAATTAATAATGAGTTTGATCTTGCTAGAAGTATTGCATTATTGGCTCGTTACTACTATGATCGTTTTTATGATAATGTTCAAACTGAAGATAATGAAGCAGATTGGGAATTGCAAAAACCAATTAATGAAACTCAATATGCTACTCAGCAATTTGATTGGGAATTTTATAAACCAATCATTGAACAGCAATATGCAACTGAAGTTTATGTCGCAACATTTAGAAAACCATTTAGTGATTCAGCAACTACTTCAGATGATGATATTTTCCAACTTGGAAAGAACGTTTCTGAAACGATAAATAGTATTGATACCGGAGCCGTTGCTCTAAACCCATATGCGATATCTTATTTCGCCGAAGAATATACCGAAGGTATTACTTCATTTACATAAACTAGGAGAGACTTTAATGAAAGCGCAAGAATTTTTGCATCCCAAAGGCGAATTAGATATCGTCATTTTAGGTGCAGATGGAAAAACTAAGGAAAAGATTCATATCAATAACCTTGTTGTTCAAACCGGTCGTGATTTTATTGCTGATAGAATTATTAGCAGTTCTAATTTTGATCCAATGACGCATATGGCTGTTGGTGAAGATACTGATGCGGTAGATTTAGCTGATACCGCTTTGGGCAATGAATTGTATCGCCAAACATTTGATTCAGCAACTAGAACAAACAATGTCGTAACTTTCGTTACAACTTATGCTCCAGGCGATGCAACCGGAGCAATCACTGAAGCTGGTATTTTTAATGCTGCAAGTGGTGGTACAATGCTTTGTCGAACCGAATTTAACGTAGTCAACAAAGCTGCTGCTGATACAATGATTATCACTTGGACTGTAACAATTTCATAAGTAGGAAGCCATGAGCGCAATCATCAGACCCAACCTACATCATACTATGGCTGAATCTATTTATGAAAAGATTCAGAATAAGTCTGCCATTTATTACTATTATCTTGGCAAGACTTTGACATGGGATGATGATGCAACACCACCAGTTCCATTAAATAATAATTCATATGAGTATGATGCTCGTAATAATTTTATTACGTTAAAACAAGTTACATTGAATGATGTTGCTTTTATTACTCGTAGAATTAACTGGACTTCTGGTACAGTTTATGATATGTATGAAGACACATATGCTAATGATGATCCATTAGAACAGCGTGATTTTTATGTACTTACCGAAGACTTTAATGTATATAAATGTATATGGAATAATGATGGCGGACAATCTACAGTAGCTCCAAGCGGAACTGATACAGATTATTTTGAAACGGCTGATGGATATGTTTGGAAGTTTATGTTCTTTCTTCCATTAGCATTAAGAAATAAATTCTTAACAGCAGGACTTATGCCTGTTCCTAAACAAGTGAAAAACCAATATTATTCTGCAGGAGAAATTGTAGATTATACAATTGTACATGGCGGTGCGGATTATGATA